AGCGTACCCTCCTTCGTGTGCGGATAGATAGCGGAGAGCGTAGCATCAGTTACGTCAACGAGCTTCTTCTTTATCCACGATGCAGGACGTACGGAATCCGTCAGTTCTTTCATGCCCATATAGCCCAGGTCATACATCGGACTGCCTTCAGGATTATAGAAGATGAAGTGAGGCATCCCCTTATCATCCACCGTGATCTCCATGCCCTTGCGCTGATTTGTCGCATAGACGATGAACGTGTTACTATGGATATCGAATGACACACCATTGGGCGAAGGCAACGTATGCAGGTGTCGCGCCCAGATCTCATCCACATTGAGGAACTCCACATTCAGCTTATTCCCCTCCGTGAAGAAGGGCACGCTGCCCGTTGTCGTGCGCACCTTGAAACGGTCTGCAACGATATCGAACGAACTTTTCTCCCCGTCCAGGTGCATTCCAACCTTTTCGAGCCCCGTGCGAATATCCGTCACCGTAGCACTGATAGTCTTGCCTTCCACTGTCAATTGTGCCTCGAATGTCTTCGTTGTATATTCCTGTGCTGAAGCCCAATCCTCAATATTAAACTCCTCATCCTTATCACGTGACCTCACGCATACAAGCAAATCATTCCTATATTTGTCGCCACACGTAGCGTTAGACCACTGGTCTCCCTTATCGTAAGGCGTAGTAGGCTGCTCCTGAACGAATACCCTTCGCTTCCCGTCCGCCGTATCCTGTGCCCGTTGCGCAGCCTCGAGCGATTTCAGCACATCGGCATCCGTAATCTCGTGCCACGAGTAAGATCCGTCAGGATTCTTCTCGTACGAGTAAGCTCTACCACCCCCCGTCTGGGCGTAACTCCTATTGTAATAGATATCATGCAAGTGCATTTCCCGTGTCGCATCATCCGTCCAATCATTCGCAGGCTCACTCTCCACGCTCGGGACAGAGTCGCCAAACCATATCACCAGCTGCTTATCCGCCTGCTGCTGCACGGCGTCGAGACGTCCTTGCATCGACTCCAAGAAGTCCTGCAGACGGATATACTCGCCACGATTAGCTGGGTTCTCGACACGTATCTCGAAGTTCTGCTTATCGAAAAGGAATATCGGACGAGGAAGTGTGAACGAGTTGATACCACGGATGATCTTAAAGTATGGAGAGCCTGTACCTGCTGCTGACTGGATGATAGCACTCTGTCTGTCCTTTTTCGTCTTATTGCCCAGCTGCACTACTTCATCGCCAGTCATCGGTTCGTCACTTCCGCTGGCGTAGTCATCCGCATTCGTATTGTCTGCTATATCCACATAATCTGGACCTATAGAAATAACTCTGCGATGCCAGTAGTGGTTAGAAGATTGCCCTGCTGAATTGATAAGATTGAACGTCTCGCACAGTGCGAAGTCATCCACTTCCATGGAGTTGTAGATCTTCCTCCCGTCAGCATCCTGCTGTAAGAAGTAGCAACGCCATCCGCCCGTTATACGCTCCTTTCTCGCAATAACGAAGCCACCAGCCGAGTTCACTACCTTACCCTTGATGTGTGAAGTATTCATGATCTCAACCTGATCAGCCGTGAACTTCTTCGTAGCATGGATGTACTCGGCGTCGATGTGCCAGTTCCCATTGCCATCAGGATAGATAGTTGCTCCAGGGTCTCCTTGTGTAGATGCGCCGAAAGCTATCCCCTTCATGAATGTCATTAGGGCTAAGACTACGGAATCTCTGTCAGTACGGGCGATCTTATCCCAGTCCGCACTCTTCGGATCAAGAGAGCGCGCAGCCACCGCCTCGTCAGCAACACCTGCAGATATCTTCTGTGCGTCGAGCGTAAGGTAATTGCCTATGCGATTCAAAGCCTGCAATACCGACATGTTATCATGATGATGCCCGAAGGCTCCGTCATTCTTATAGTTCGCTTTAACCTCCTGTGAGAACCACGCAAGCAGCGCATCAGCTGACGTGATATTCCATTTATCAGAGTAGGGACTCTGCACTGGAAATAACGCCCCACCACTCAGTGGCAGTCGTTCCAGCTCAACTAAGCGTGGGGCGATGGTAAAAGAGCCTATATCTGGTATCTTGATATCAAGCGTGTCGGGTGCTGCTTCCTCTGAACGAGTGACATTAAGGTATGGGCGTGCATCGGCATATCGATAGGTAAATGTATAAGATGAAGGGAGGTCTTTTGTCTGCCAACTCACGTCGCTCTCAGTTACTACAATGCGACGTACATAGTTGCCTGTGTAGAGGAACTTGCCCAATGAAGGGAAGAAGTCAAGCAACCATTTGCGTTCTTCCTTGGAAAGGAAGCCTGTATTCTTCTTGTACTCTCTGACTGTATCGACACGATACTCTTCTGAATTGTTCTCAATCTCAGCTACATTGTGCGTGTGTTTCGCTGTATTCTCTGCATCACCATACGCACGGAAGGTATCGATACCACCGAGTGAGTTTTCGAAGAGTACCCACTGTTCTTCCTCACTTCGAATATCTGAAGCATAGTATCGCTGAATGTAGGTGAGACGAGTACCAGCAGCGTCTTCCACCCACACATCATAATAACTCGGCATCTTACCGAGCTTACCAGCGATGACTCCATATTGCATAGGTATTGTCCACACCTTACCGTGAGAGAGATTACCGAGTTCGATGTCAGACTGAACATAACTACCATTCTCCTCTACGTAAGCACGACACTTTGCCACACAATCATCTACGGCATAGTAGCTAAGGAACTCTGGTGTGTAATAAGTAACAGGCTTGACGGTAGGCTGCCATGTAAGGAAGTTACGCTTCAACCAACTTGAAGCGGTGTCAGCGAAGTTGTCAATACCAGCACGGAGTACCGTAAATTGCCAAGACTCTTGCGCAGCTGTCTTATCCTCGATGAGATTAACTATGAACTCACGAGCAATGTTCGGTTGACGATAGATAGTCGTCGACTCCTGAAGCTGAAATGACAACAGCGGAGTGACGATATTCTCCAAGTCTATCTCTATACGCTTAGCCTTGTTCGGTGTATAGATATGCTGCACAATGATTTCATTCGAATCTGCATACTTCAGAACGAATGTAATCTCTTGCGTGCTTGATATAATGAAGTGATTCATCGAGCCCGTCAGGCTGAGCGAATCAGGTTTTAGAATAATATCCATGTGCGAATTGTTTAACGCAAAAGTACGATATAAATAAGAAAGGATAAAGGACAGCGTTTCGCAGTATCAAAAGCTATGCTTTCTATCATCGAAAGCTATGCTTTTTATCATCAAAAGCTATGCTTTTTATCATCGAAAGCTATGCTTTCTATATCGGCACACATTCCAACCACACCTCTGTGCGAGTATATTCGTATTCTCCATGTCGAAACCAGCCACCTTCTCTCGTTATTCGCTCAGTATATGAACGCTGCTTACCATATTGTACGCCAACATACTCAGCTGAAGGTAGAGGAGGGTAGACCGTCACGAAGGTCTTGTTTCGCTCTTGATCAGCTGCTTTATATTCATCCCAACTGACTTCTGTTCGTTTTTCTTTACCCACCCACTTATACTTCGCATCCATAGCCTTGAGTTGCTCATTGATGGTAGGTGCGGTAATGGTAGGCTGCATAAGCGACACCGTGTAGAGTTCTGATTCTACTGGCTCATTCTTACCACCAAGTGTGAACTTAAGCTTGTTGAAAAAGAAAGGCACGCCACGAATAATGACCTTAGCATAAGAGGATAGGTTCTGCTTCTGCGACTGAGAGAGCAGCAGCTTCACCTTCATGTCGTGAAGTGAATTGCGCAGTAGCAGGTCGTATTCACGGTAGAACTTTTCAAAGATACCTTGTGGTCCATTGTAGTGCAAAGCGTAATCGAAGATACGAGGATGTGAAGGTGCATTCACATCGTAAGCAGAGATAGTTCCTGCTGGACGACCGTCTGAAAGATAACTGAAGGCGAGTATTGTCTTTTGTTTGTTGGCAGATTCCGAAGTATTCTCCTTCGGTTCTGTCGCAACAACCATCTTCGAATTGAGCGACATGTATGAACCTACGTAGAGGAACTTGCCCATATCATAGGTAAAGTCCTCCTCGTTGACTGTTGATTTATAGCTAAGCATTCGCAACTCTGGTATAAGTTCAGGAACCTTTATCTCTTTCGCTTCGAGCGTTTCTCCTGTGTTGTAATCTTGTGAAGATTCGCCTATCTTCACCGTCACTTGGAAGTCGCCAGACCATCCAGTCTTATAGATAGCTCCATCGACAGGGTCGAAGTAAGCGTTCGGATTCGCCTTGACTAAGCTATCGACATCGTCGTAGGAGTCTGATATTTCAGAATCAACCTTCTCCTTAGCTGAGAGAGTAACACGCTTATAGTCGTTCTCTGACTTATAAGAGAGCGTAGGTTCTTGCGTTACGCAATGAGTAAGGTCGGTGTTAGGAGTTTCGTTCAGTGCATCACGCAAGAAGATGATATCTGCAATGCGCTTACCTTCATCAGAGGTAAACTCACAGCAGAACTTCTTACGAAAAACAGAGATAAAATCCGCACAGGTAACATCAGGGACAAGGTCGGCTACCTTAATCTTTCCATTCACTAAGACGTCCATCACATTGTTTACGACTACCATCTTGTTGAAAGGTTCTGTTTGTGTAAAGAAGTTCTCCTGTAACTCGTAACCAAAGTAAGCGAAGACACGCTTAAGAAGATAGTTTGCACGGATGAATGGTGAGATATAATATCCAGGAGCGAGCGTGATAGGTATCTCATTGACATACTCTGTACGCTGCACGGCATTATAGAAGTCACAACCTTCACCGCTCATGTCAGGGTGAAAGGAAGTAACAGAAGGTAACTCAGGAAGGAAGTAGTAAAGCCTGTCGTATTTCAATACTTTTTCTTTTCCATACCCATTCAGCACCTTATAAGTAAGCCCTGCCTTTTGTCCAGAGTCGTCTGTAAAGAGCACTGGGAAAATTCCGTATTGCTCATTGGTGTTATCTCGAAGCTTACGACAGAACTCTATACCTTCTTCAACAGTGTTCACACCTGGTATGAATTCGCCTTTGAAAATATCCTTCAGCTTTACCTTCTGAATTCTTGAATAAAAAGACCCATCGTTGATGTAGAAGGAGGTCGATATTCCACCCTTGTACTGAGCAGACAGTACCACCTGCCTACATTGAGCGAAGTACTCACCATCTTGTATCGCAACATCAGTAGGTTGCATTTTTACTCGTCGACCGAAAGAATCGGGAAAACCCAGTAGTCTACGATTACGTTCTGAAGCTGGTAGTTCGAGTGGGGTAGATTGCTCGCCATAGTCATTGAAGAATGGATTCGTACGCTCTATCTGTATCTGTGTATCAGGCTTGAGATTATAATCCTCGCCCTTCTCTAAGTTCGTTATCTTCATATATATATAAGGTGTTGTTTTTATTTGCTTCCAAATCTCCGAGCTTTGTCTTGTAGCTGCTGCTTCTGTTCTATTTCATTAAGAGAGACAGATGCTGGGATACCATCCACAGACAGGCGATTGAGAACGTCCGTTAATCGTTCGATGAGCGTATCCTTATAAGAATCTTTCGCTACACCACGCACGTCATTAACTGTTGGAGTGACATATCCACCAGAGGCACGACCTTGCGCCTGCTGAATGAGAAATTTATTCATGTCGAGCGTGCGAATAGTCCCTGCACGCTGTGCACGGTCGATGATGTCAATGAATGGAGCTACGGTAGGATTCTCAACAGCTGCATTCGAAGCAACCCACTCCTTGCTGTGACCATACCCACCTTCTCCGACGAGAACGGTTGGTTTGTCGATAAATCCACGCCTATCAGGGTCGTAATCTGCATGGAACATCTTTCCATCCTGCTTGCGCTCTATATCGATACTACCACCCGATTCAAGTCCCGTTGCAACACGTGCGCCTGAAGCAGAGGCAGAACCACCTGCTCCGCTTAGAGTCATTCGCTTCACCTTATTGCGCTCAGCAAGTGCTGCTGCAAGCTGTGCTGCACCCGTGATACCCATCAAGGCTGCAGCAGGAATACCAGCGGGGAAACCCAATTCTGAGAAAGTCTTAGCGATGGCAGAAGCAGTGGATGCGATGATTTGTGCTGCTTGAATAGCGAAGTTAACATCCGCATATTTCTTCTGGATCTTCAGCTTTTCGTCAGCTTTCTTCTTCTCAAGATCCGTAGTATCTTTACCTGCGTTCTTCGCAGCTTCGATCTCAGCATCATACTTCGCGTCGACGTTCGCAATCTCTGCTTGCTGTAGTGCCTGAACAGCACCGTTGGAGAGGTTTGAGTAGTAGTCGAACGCCTCCTTCATCTTGGCAATCTTCATTCTCTTCACTGCCTCTTCATACTCTTCTTCAGATATCTCTTTGTTCTGAAGGTGCATTTTCAGCTGTTCCAGTTCTGCATTATAGAGTTCCTGCTGTGAGGCAAGACCATACTGCTGACGTATCTGAAGGCGGTGTTCTTCTGCCTGCTGGTCAAGAAGGGTAAGAGCCTGCTGACGCTCTTGCTCATTGAGCAGGGTATCATCCTCTATCTTCTTGCGACGTGCTGCATACTGATCTTCGAATGTGTCAAGCCCATACTCCTGTCGTGCTTGAGCCTTTTTCTGCTCTAATTCTTTTATCTGTGCGAGTTGCTTATCATTATACTCTGACAAGATATTGATTCGAGCTTGTTGATAGGCACTTTCAACAACAGAAGTGTCTTCTCCACTTTGTTTCGCTAACTGTAACGCTGCATTGTAATAACCACTGAGGACTTCGAGTTTGGCGTCGCGTTCCTGTTCAAGGGTTAAGGTTTGCTGAACCTTGCCCTGGTCTATGAGCTGCGTCATTACGGCTTGATACTTCTCTTCGGCAGCGATGCGTGCCTCTTCAAGTTTCTGCTGGGCTTGGGCAACGTTCTTACTCTGACCCGTTTTGAGTTCCTTCTTCTTGGCGGCATCCTTGAAAGCCATCTGCGTGGACTTGGTGTAATAGTTCTGCTCAATAGTAAGGAGGTTGGTGGCGTGCTGCGTGTTGAGCGCAGAGATATAGATGTCGTATTGCTCTTGTGAGATTTTCTTCTGGGCAAGTGACATATTGAGGTTGTTTACATCCTTTTGATAAGCGGCATTGGCTGCGTCGAGCGAACTTTGTCGGGAACTTGAAAAGTTGCGAGACGCAATATTATCAGGGTCTACGGTCTTTGTTTTCTTCTTTTTTTTCTTACCGCCTCCTGATTTATACTCCAATTGAGACTTCCGCTTTTCCAGTTGGGCTATCTGATTATCAATAGCTTTTAATCCTTTGGTATCGCCAACCTTGATGGTCAGTCTTTTAGCTTTCAGGGCTTCTATCTTTTTGTCTATGGCATCAAGTTCCGCTCCTACCGTGCCGATATTGGCATTGCCACCTCCTCCTCCGCCATTACCGCTGTTTGCGGAGAACAGTTTTTTACCAAACTCCTTGCCTATGGCATCAAGAGAGGTGTCTATCACTTTTATCTTATCGGCTGTATCCTGTAATTGGCGAGACATTGCCGATACTTCCGCAGAGTAACCTGACGCAGCATATACCTGTCCTGGTGCAACATTACCTTGTGAGGTCTGCGGCCAACCTGCATTGTTTTTGGTAAAGTTCGCCTGTTCTTGTTTCATGTTTTTTAGGTCTTTTTCCTGCTGACGCTGTTTGATAAGCAATTCAGCCTTTTGCTTACCTAACTCCTTGATAGCGGACTGTGCACCTTCTAATAAGGCTTTTTCTTTTAAAGCATTGAGATAACGAGTTAAGGCACGAGTATTCTCGTCGTAAACATGTCCTTCACGAGAAAGCTTAGCTGTGTAATCAGGAACGATTTTCTGTAGAGCTACTATTGCATCTTGACGTTCTTTAAGAGAGAGTGAATTATCGTGAATGCGTTTGGTAAGCATCTCTATTTTAATACGTTCTTCCTCTGTCTTACGGCTGGCTTCCGACTGAATATCATTGAGATGTTTCTGTGCCACAGTGGCAGCATCAGCACGTTTATTGAACATCAATAATGCCCCGACAACGAGCGTGATGGCTCCAAAGATAAGCCCCCAGGGACTGAGCTTTAGAACGACATTGAAAGCCTTTTGTAAGGCAATGGAAGTGGTCATGGTCTTGTTCAGGACAGCGTGGCGCAATACAGATAATTGCAGCATAGCGTTCTCTACGGCAGCAGCTGCTGCCTTGAGCTTGCTGACCGCTACGGCACGCAGACTCCATAGGTAGGAGAGTTTTTGACCTGCTACATAGGCTGCATAGGTGGCAGTAAGCAGGACTACGGCTTTCGTAAGCAGAACAAGGGTGTCGCGATGCTCGACGAGGTACTTGATAGCCTTAATAGCACCTACCTGTATCTGCCCATATACATCCGAGAACTCTTCCTTGATGGGCAGCAAGACTTCGCCGAGGGAACGCTGGGCATTCTCAAGCTCAACGGTGCGCTGAGCCGCACGGTCAGCTGCGGAGATGTAGGTTTCGCCAGCCTGTGCAAGGTTGTCTTCCACAATCTTTGCCACGCCTTTCATAAAGTCGCCCGTCTTCTCTGTTTCCTCCTTTATCTCGGCTGCGGAGAGTCCGAGGTTATCGAGAATCATGGGCGACTTACGGCCGAGACCTGTTACGATGGAGTCGACCATGTAGTCGAGGGATTGTCCCGTCTGCTGTGCCTTGAGCTGGGCAAAGGATAGGTACTTGCCGAGGTCTTCGAGCGGGATGCGGAAGTCCTTAGCCTTGACGGCTGCCTTCATCAGCTCGATGTCCGACACGGTGCCTTTGGTGGCGGTGCGCAGCTCTTGCAGATAGTCGGCTGTGCCTATTTTCTCGAAGGCGTGGGTGATACCATTGGCCGACTCGGCAAGCTCGATGCTCTTATCAACAGAGTCCGATAGTGTGCCAAGAAGAGATTTCCCCCAGCCAACAAAGGTCTCAATACCTTTGACGGCAAGTTGCCCCATAAAGAAATTGTTATATTCGTCGGAGCTGGCCAGCTCCTTGAAATTCTTTGCATTCTGCTTCAACTCTGCCATACGAGCATTAACTGTTTTCAGACGACTTTCAAGAGCTTCATATTGAGTAGGGTTGAGTGATTTAGACACGTTGTCCAGTTCTTGTTGTAAGGACTTTGACTGCTTACGAAGCTGAGACATCGTCATAGCATTTGTATCCAAGTTACGTGTTTGTTCTTGAATACGTGAAGATAATTCTTTAATCTGTTTGCCTGTATCTCTATATGAGGCTGAGAGTTTTTTGTACTGATCAGTTTCTTTCTTGCCTGAAGCTTCAAGCTTAATCATCTGCTGAAGTCGCTGCTTATTCTCATTACGAAGACTGGCAGACTGAGTTTCCAACTTGTGAATCTCTTGCTGTGCCTTTGCAGTTCTCACGTCAATGGTGTACTGAATTTCGTCTTCTGAAAGGTGTTTATTAGCCATATACTTATGGGTTTAATGAATGTTGTAATTGATCATGAATAGTTTTACGCACTTCGTCCGTGAATCCGAAACGAAGTTGTGGGAATGTTTCATGGTAGAGCACCCCCCAAACAACACGATTATAAAGAGCAAGGTTGCGTCGCTTAAATTTAGCGATGCGATCGTTGCGCTGACGATATGCCATATCCAAAAAACGGAGATAAGGCAAAATTCGAACAAAGATAGTATAAGACTCGCCAGTAATAGTGGAACTGGAAGAATGCTTGGAGAGAGAAGTTAGAAGACGCCCAGATTGAAGCTGATAATTACTACGCACAACTGACTCTTGCGTAGCATAAATTTTAGAGATACCCTGCTGAAGGGTATCACGAACGAATTTTTTACGAATGAGACTGTCTGTTACCATATTTGCCTTTTTATTTGCAAATATAATAACAGACAGCTGACGAATAAAGGACAGTTTATTCCTCTAAGAAGACATGTTATTTCGTTAGATGTCGGTAAAGGGGTATTCCTATTATTGGAGTAAGAATGCCACAAATACCGATGTATAACAATTTTAATGACCAAGAGTGTCCATGAGTAACAAATGGCATTAAAAAGAGTGTTATTAAAAAGAATATTGATTCTACAAGTACCATATTATTAATTATTTTTCACGAAACATCCACTTGAACTCTAACCCCTGTGCACCAGGACGATTGCAGAAGTTATATCCAGCAGCGAGAAGAGCTGAGAACACTTCCTCTGCACTCACCTTGGCAGAAGGGTCTAAGTTACGAATAGCCTCTACTACCTCGGGGGTAGAGAAGAAGTGAGTCGCTTCTGCTGGCGCAGATGCAGGACGGTAGGTTAACGACAGAGATGCTATGTAGATACTGATGTTACTGATAGGCTGCTCGCCGTTTTCTTTATTTTTTGTCATTGTTATGAAGATTTGGGAATTAATAATCTGTTATTTCGGAGGAGCTCTCTGGACAGAGGGCGTTGAGAGTTCTCAGGTCATCCTTGAGAACGCGGAGTGTACGTAGTGTCTGGAAGACACCAGGGCGTGGTTCTCCAGACTGATCAGCGAAGCATCCTGTATCATCGGAGAGAATGGTCGTTTCCAACTGCTCAAGCATATTGAGATGCATAAGAAATTTGCCGTCTGCAACCATTGCGTTAAGGGCAGCAATTGTATCCTGGCTGACGAAACTGAGTGCCTGATCGATGGATCGTTTCATTACACACCTCCTTTCTTTATATCCTCAGTTAGTCTTTTACAGAGATCATCGCTGAAACCTTCCATAGAAAGCACCTCTTTGAATTGCAGACGCAATACAGCTTCAGTGAATTCGTGAGTTGTATTGATATAGATATAGCCTTTATCAGCTTTGAGCTTATATCTATCCTTTGCCTTAGGAATAGAATTCAGTTCTGAATTTACTTCCTCAATAAACTTCTTCAGTGTAGGTTCGTCAGCCATAAGAGCTTGGTAACGACGCTCCATACACACAGCAACAGGCTCAAGGTACTTCGGGGTAGAAGAAGACTTGAAATAATAGTCAAAGAATATCATGCCTTGCCTCCTTTCTTTTCTGATTTATTCATACGATAAACTAAATAGCCTGCACAGATAGTTGAGATAACTGACGTGATAGGCTGCTGCTCGATGGCGACAGCTGCCATAATCACGCACAAAGATACAAGGTTAACTCTGATTACCAAACGACGGGTAACTGAGAACTCGCAGATACGACTGTAAAAAGCACTCTTTGAGTCGAGCCAAAGATTAAGAGACTTGATTTTGTGCTGTATCGTCGCACGTACGCCGATAGGCTGCTGTTCTTTTGCAGAGCTTTCGAATTCGATTACTTGTTGCATAATACGCTTTGTTTTGACATTTCCCAGAACCGCTGGGTACGGATACGAAAAAAGCGGATGCCCTTCCCGTTCGTCAAAACAAAGCGATTTCGCACCAAAGGCAATTTCACTGGGAGGCATCCGCCATATCTTCATTGCAGAAAGCTGCAAGTATGGGCATAAAAATAAGCCCATCGAAGTTTAATAAGTTCGGGGCTTGATATCTTCTCGCCCTTCTGTTGCGTATATCTACGCTTTGTTTTGACGGTTACAAAGGTAAGTAGTATTTTTGTAACCGCCAAAGAAAAACGCAATTATTTTTGCGTGACGCAAATTATTTTTAATGATCTTGATTGACAGGAACGTCAGGAGAGTCAAGCTCTCCTCCTAGTTCTTGATAATATTGATATGTCTTGATAATATTGTTTATTTCTTCAGAGGTTATGGTTCTCGTTGTATATTCATCAAGATTAGCAGTCTGCATTTTAACTTTACTCCCGTTTCTTAATGATTCTAAAAACTCGACAGCATAAGCTGATGGTATACAATAATAATTCCCTGCATGGGACTCGTGAATCATATAAGGCTGAATAATTATATTTACGATTTTACCATCTATATTGAATTTAAATATATTAGTTTCGTCAATATTATTATCTTCTGAATTTTGGATAACCAATCTAAATTTTTCAGCTTTACCATTATCTATTTCAAAATATGCCCACAAATAGTCTTTTTGAAGAGAATTTGGTTTGTTTTTTGGATAAATTATTTTCGGTATTCCCCTTGTAAAAGAATCTCGTTCGATTATATACTCCTTGGCTAAATTGGAATAAACAGAGTCGAATTGACGTTTTTGATTTTCCGATGCAACTTGTTGCATGGTCTTACCTTTTTCACAAGCACATAGTGATAAACATGTAACGAAAAAAAATAGATGTAATTTCATAAAATCTTTAGTTGATATTTTGGTCCAAATTTACATAAAAGTCTCGATTTATAAGCCAGTGTAGATAAAAACTGAAAAGAAATCTCCCCACACAGTTCCAATCCTGAGGAATAGATTAACAATGCATATACAAGTGGACAAAGGGGCAGTCTCTTCCACTCTTGATATAATCAACATAAGCAATCATGGTGTCGTCGTCCATTTTTTCTAATATTTCCGAACATAGGTATTTTGGAACATATCCCAAATGAACATGATCAAATGAGTACACTTTAATAGCGTTAGAATCATACGGATTAGTAGGTTCTTTCTCAAGGTATACACTTTCATTCGACATTAGAATTTCAGCTCTTTCCTTTGCCTCCTTAGAACGAAATGATAGACCTGCTAATTCAAACATTAAAATATCTTGAGTCGGAGGTGTTGGTGTTTGAAACACTGAAGACTCTGAATTAAGTGTCTCCTCTTGATTCTTTTTAGTTTGCCTTTTTCTAAGAGAAAGAGCAACGAAAATTGCAAAGGAAATCGTTATAACATTTAATACAAGAACGAGTCCTTCAGAAACTTGAATGCCTAAAATTTTCAACACGAATGCACCAATAAGGTTTGAGAGAAACCAAGTTCCGAAAGCAATAAGAAAGGTTTTCATTATAATTAAGTTTTTAAGTTATATTCGACACATAAAGCCCCTCGCATTGCGAGAGGCTAAAATGCACCCATAGGCGATGAGTGACTTTTGTCTTAAGGTCAATGAGAACCTCGCCTAAATATTTTCTGCTGCACGACGAATGCGGTTGGACAAATCGATAAGTGCGCCTCGCATCTGCTCGACTTCCTGTTGGTTGAAACCACCTGCACCTCCGTTGCCATCGATACCGTCCATTTTGTGGTAAAACCAAGATGAGGATTTCTGAAAGTAGGTATTAGCAAAATCACGCCATGAAACCGACATCAGAATGTCTTGTACTTTTCTTTTCATATCAGTAACTACTACTGGGGCTGTCATAACTGTTTCCATTGTTTCTTTTCTTTATAGTTTTACTTTTATTGTGCCTCTCCCTCGTAAGGGAGAGGTTTTTAGCTTTATTCGTATGGCTGTCGAACCATTTTGTCGAAGAGTTCCTGTAAATCCCACAGGAGCTGTGGATAGCCATTTGGATAAGAGCGATTGTAATTTCTCATTCTTTCGAGGAGTTCCTTTTCTTCGGGTGTAACCTCCATCATTTCTTTTTTCTGTTTCATATTCTCATTGTTTTCTTATGACAACACAAAGATACTACAAATATTTGTAGTATGCAAATATTTACTATAAAAAATCGTAGTAAGATTAAAGATTTAACATTTAAAAAGCCGTAACAGTTCGGAAACTGCTACGGCTACAAAGAAACGAGCCTCGTGTCTTATTTTTCAACGGTCACGAAACCGTTGCTAATTAGGTCGGCAAGGAAGGTATCGGGGCTTTCGGTGGAAACAAGGTAGCCCTCAAGTTCCTGTAAGCGGTGAGCAAAGCGCACCATATATTCTTCGTCTGTGCCCTCGCTATCGAAGCGACTGCCTGTGTGAAGCTGGTGGAGGAACTCCTCGGGGCTGTATGCTACAATTTTGTGGTTGTCTCCTTTAACGTGGTAGGTTTTGAAATTTGGTGAATCTACTCGGTGATGTTCGGGGACTAAATTGTGGGGAAGCTTGCTTTGTAGCTTTGCTTCGGTCATAATAGAGCCAACGAGTTCTTTTGGAGAGATGGTCGGCTTTTGCTGACCATCTCTTGTTTCTATCTTTATTCTTCTCATGCTGCTAATTTTTTTGTTCTTAATCTGAAGTATAACTTTTCACTTTCGGTGAGGAAAGGAACGTTCTGAAGAGTGGTGTTGTTTTGCACCTTGCCTTGTTTTGCAAAGGTAATCATTTTTGCGAGAAAATGAATCCAAGCAGACATCTTTGTGAAATTAGTTGAACCTCCGTGCTGACGGAACTCCACCGTGCGGTGGCGTGCGTAGGCTTCGAGGTTTATCTTGTAGTATCGGTTGTAATCAAAAGCTGCTCTAAGTTCGCCAATATTAGAAGCTCGGTTGATAGTTGCTTCAGAAATGGAGGTAAGATTTTGACAGTAGCGGTTATCGCGTCTGCTTTGTGGCATGAAGTTATCAATTACCTTCTCAAGACGCTTGTAAGTAATTACAAGGTTCTTCCAAGTCTGAAGGTCGAATTCTGCAGCGTCCATGTGAACGTGAAGTCCGCAGGTGTCGTTAACCTTAGCGTTGCAGAGGTCGAGAACCCAGCAGACTTCTTCAAGTTCCTCAATTCCCTGCTCTCCGTGGAGGATTGGGCTAACAAGTTCAAAGGTGTCGTTACCCTGGAGGCTGCTGTCTGTCACCAGCTTCCAATGGTCAGCGTGGTCCGTGTGATTGTAACCTTCAACCTGTACTCTGATGCCTGCTGCGTTAAGTTCTCTTGCAAGGCGTTCTCTTGTGCAGTTGTAAGCTTCAATTTCGATGCCGAAGTTTCGGTTGAATGTGTAGTCGAGTTGTGGAAGAACTGTCGCTGCTGCTTGTGCTGCACCCTGTGCCATTCCCTGCATCATGCGCTTGTAGACGTTCTGCACGAATCCGTAGTTTCCGTTAGCTACAAGATCTGCAACCTGTCTGCGTGTAAGTCCGAGGGAGAGGAGCTTCTGAATCTTTGAAGTCTTTGTTCCGTTCTCGTTAAGAATGCTTTGAATTTGCTCGTTCATAATCTTTGTTTTTTAAATATTCCTTGTTTCTAATTGTACTGCTAAGGTAACACTATAATGAGGAACGTGCAAGTACTACAGCCTTTATAATCAGCAGTTTAGTAGTAATTAGCTACTGCTAAATTATGATATAAAAAGAGGCCAGCGCATCACTGCGCCAGCCCCGTCATCGTAAACAATCTAAGAAACCTAATTAACTAAAAACATTATGAAAACATTCACTTAATAAGTTGAAGAAACCGTGCATAGGTAAGTTGTGTATGTGGGTTACGACTAACGACATCCATACGTACCTGCTTACATCCGAAGCGGAAGAAGAGGAATCGCTTAGGGACTCGGTGAACAATGATGTCGAGCGTATCGACCGAGGTTATCGAGCCGTGAAAAATGGAGTCTGTTATAGTTCCTGATAAAGAGATCCACGGATCACTCCAGGAGAGCTGTAGCTGCCGTGATGGCAAAAGAGTAGTTAGAGATCTTGCAACTGTATCTCTGACAGTGTCGTGGACTATTGTCCGAAACACTCTCGTCTTAAACTCCACAGAAGTTGTTGCTGCTGCTGTCGCTGCTTCAGTAATACGAGAAGTCTTTATCCCTACTGACTTAGCCACTTGCAGTAGTGTATCTCCACTCTGACGGAACTCTGACGAGCGGAGCGTAAGCGCTGGAACTGATGCCTGACTAAGTCCCGTATTCGTCCGCTTGATATCTACTTTTCCATTGTGAAGGAGAATATTCTGGTTCTCCTTCAATCTATCCCGATCAGCCTTCATATTGCGGTATGCGATAAAGGCGAACAGGGCGAGACCAGCAGACACCAGCATAAGGGCGAATGTGAGGATCTGTAGTTTAAACCTGATCTGAGTGAACATAGGCTACTGACAAATAGTACGTACTATCTTTATCATCTGTAACATCTGCTGCTGGTAGGCAGGAGATGTCGCATACTTGCACCCCTTGTTGTCGCAGATGCGACGAACAAATTCTTCTGCATTCTTGCGATAGGGCCAAGCATCAGCATAGCAAGGTTTTTGCAAAATGCGTGTATGCTCACGAAGGCACTCTTCGAGCGAGTCGAAGTCTTTGAAAAGTCGATAAACGGTGTAATACCATCTATTTCCTGTCTTACTTTTCACAACAGACACCACCTTCTCTGGAGCAGGGAACGTGCGAGTAGGAGTATTAAAGTATTCGTGAGTGAGCGTGAGAACCGTATGCCCTTTCCAGTTACTACCTCGGGTTATTCCGAAGAGGTTGAACTTGCCTATACGTGATTTGCCCCATCCACTCTCGAGGATAGCTTGTGCTGTGACGAATTCGGGAGCGATGTCAGTAGCCCTCTTAGCTGCTGCATAGATATTGCGTGCAAAGGCACACTGTGCTTCTGTTGCCATGATTAGTCGTTCTTTATGTATTCGCCTTTATCGTTGAAGTCCTTCAGCCGACGGACGAATGAGGTTGGAAATATAGGATAGATGGCTTGAATGTTCTCAACACAGGAGAAGCATTCTCGGACCATCATGAATACACAGATATAAGTTCCTATCCAATGAGTAGCTCCAACTACGCTGCCATTTACTTTGAAATTGGCAAGAATGTTCGAGAGGATCAGCAGCAGAATGTAGATGATGATCTTCTTACTGAACTTACTCCAGAACGCCTCACTGGAGGCATCTTTGTGGAGTAAATGTTTCCACACACTGAGAATGGTGTCGATGATGACAGCGACACTAATCCATACTGCGAATTCCCAGTCCTGGTAAAGGAACTGAGAGACGTTGACCACAACGGAGAGTGGTAGAGAGACGATTGATATCATTGGTAGATTTTTCATTGTTTGTCCTATTTTAAATGTGATACAAAATTAGCTTATTGCATTTTCTGAACAAAGGACCGACTAAGGCGATGAGTGGAGAGTGTGTCGGGAGCAACACAAGAGAGCATCAGTGTCCATCCGACGGAGGACAGTTCTGTCGCTACGAAAGGAACGAACTCCGCTTTATCGAGCTCGCCACGAGATACCCAGTCGATATTGCCCTCTTCTGCATCAGCTATCATCCACGCATGAATCTCGGAGAGTAGGCGAAGCGTATTGTCAGATGCAAGCATGTATTCAGCAGCGTCAGCACGGTTCGTCATTTTGTTCGCCACAGTAATAGCGATACGTTGTGTAACCTGATAGGAATTGCGCCCATCTGCTGACATGTTCAGTTCGCCATAGTCAACGAAAAGGAAGGAGCCTACCAGCTTATCGATGCGCTGCTTCAGCTCATCGAATGACTGTCCATAGATATAGTTGCGGATCTCGGGAATGCGCGACATATCGGGAAGATGATCAAGCGAGGCGGACAGTTCGTTGTAACCAGGAAAATCACTCGATCCATTCGTAAGTATAGCACGGATACCCTCCTTGGAAGGGTATTGCGCAAAGTAGAGAAATTGGTCCTTTATCATCTTGAAAAAATAGAGTTTTAAAAGAGGCTATCGAAAGCCGTTGATCTGACTCATATGTATCACGCTGCTGACTCGTATGTGTCACGACGCTAATACATATGTGTCAGAACCGTGAATCATATGTGTTATATAATCTTATTAATAACAGAAATGGGCAGCCCCACCTCCTCACTGATTTTCGCCTTATCCCAGCCAAAGCCTTTCATGTCCTTAACGGCATCAATAGTCTTCTTGCGCAGCACCTTCAGATAGGTGAGTACGTTCATCTGCTCTATCTGTTTTGCGTTGCCAAGTCCCTCCTTGGAGAGGTCGTAGAGCGCATCAGAAGCATCAGTAGTGATAGGCTGCTTAGGCTTATGAGTGAACTTAGACAACAGAGAGAATGAAGTCTTACTGAATAGATAGTTGTTGAATGCTTGGAAATTAAAAGAGATTGCCGTGAGTGTTTCGATGGGTAATCGAGCGAACACCTTAGCCAATTCGTGCGCACGTTCAGAATGATACTCTTTCTCTGGATAATAGAGAATAGCAGCAAGCAGGGGCAGTGATTCCTCTCCTCGTTCGATGAGTTCCTGTGCTTCGATGTACTGAAGGGCAGTAAGCGAGCAGGTGAGCATTCTGTATCCTGTCTCAATTCTATATCCATGATAAGTACGCTCACCAATCCGAATAGAAGGGATGAGTTGCGCACAGAAGCAGAGGTCGATTACGTATTGATAATCGAGACGGCGCAACACACGTGCAAGTGGAATACTCAAGCGATAAGGATCTACACGACGACACAACTCGTAAGTATCCTCATCAACACCATCCAATACGCTATTGTTATCAGGGTAGTTTATATGGAACATGAACGTAAGCTGCTCGGAGATAGCTACGAGGTTAGCAATCTGTTCCTCTGAATGGAACTTACGCTTATCCCAACCCATAATATCGCATAACCAGTTAATCCGAACCTCTCCAGCGGACAGTTCGCCTGCTGCCATACGGAGGAAGTCGCCCACAAGGCGGATGAACTGGCGATCATTCATAGCATCCCAACGGTTAGGAATGCTATGAGTCTCACCTTTATATATTAATTCAATATCCTTCATCATGGCAACATTATAATATTATCATCAGGATTATTGTATGCTGAATTAGAGCAGAAGTCTACTGAGGCATCTGTGGCGAGCAGCGTATCAGCATTCGAGATGAGTTCCTCTGCCTCGAGGTCGAGCCGATCAGCAAGAGCAAGCGCAGCGTCGTGCTCGTCCTTGCCCGTCCGTGAAGCATGACTATCGTCGAAGAGATTACGGATAGTCGGAGGAAACTCCAAGATGTCGAAGCGACGGAGCGACTTAGCAACGGTCTTCTTAAGCAGGGCAAGCGTCAATATCGGCTCTACACGCTCACGGTTATCATCCGTGAGTCTGTCGTAGTAAGCAGACAGACGTTCGTCGAGCGTCTCCTTCTGTAATGGGAGAATACGGAAGAAGAAAAAGTAAGAGAGGTCTATTGGATAGATAGAGTCGAACGCTTCGGTGGACTTGATCTTACAACTATCGATAATCTTGTAATATCGTGATTTTCGCCACAAAGCAGCAGGTGATGTGGCATTTTCGCTCGTAACCTCAGTAGACATCAAGCGTTGGATGACAGAATCCATCGCATTGTAGTAATTATCCATATACGCACGCTTCATTCCTTCCACCTCGTACTTATACACGTCTACATGGTTCTTTCGGCGGTTGATACTGTCGAAAATCAGCTGTGACGCCATTGTCATGTTCGCCACTGCAGAGCGCAGGGGTTCAGTGAGTGTTTCATCAGAGCTGCTAACGATGGCGTCGAACACCTCTGCAGTGATGATGGTTTCAACACGCTTGCGAGCGGTAATACCTGACGAAAGCAGGTCGTTCAGGTCCATATTTGTTTCCACACCAGGTGCGTACTTACTGAACGACCCAAAATCCTTGAAAATATCTACTAATACATTCTTCATGACTGCTGCTGATTTAGTCTGTCTTTCGGTGCGACGTCTTCCTGTCGCTGAGGAACCTCACGATAGAAGCCTATACGATAACCCTGCTTATAGAGGTCTGGGAAATTCAATCGAAGAGCGAGATTAAACGGTTCTGCACATATCTCATCCTCTGGAGTAAGCGACATTATATATATAAGGTAGTTATAGTAAGCGTCAGAACCTGACTTACTGATAACACCATCCTTGCTAACTGCTGTGATAGATGCATCCAAACCAACGCTTGACAGTAAGGCTTCTTCAGCTCGCTTATCGTACGCAATCAAAGATTCGATATATTCCTTATACTTAAGGTCGATAGTCTCGATTCTCCACTGCTGCTCGTTGCCAGAACTGTCCATAAACGAAATAGAAGAGTAAGCCTTGCCTTGGTTATCAGCACCACTCAGATAGTCGCCTATCTTGCGAAGTTCCAATCGCATATACTCTACAAGCAGCGATTCACGGTATTCAGTTCCGATGTTGATACCGTTATACTTAACTAACTCCTGCTTCTTAGAATTGCGTATCTTATTCTCTTCGCATAGTTTCATCAGCTGATTGCGCTTGCTTGACACCCACGCATTCGGGATGATGATGTGTATCTTCGCTGCAAGGGAATTACGTAGGAAGGAGTTAATATAAGAGGCGGTCTTGTTGCTACCTTGAATATATGGACGTGCGCCCTGGTGGGTTTCATTCACACCGTAGAACTCATCGACTGATTTCTCACGGTGGTGTGACACGGCAGCGAAGAGATAGTTGTCAACTTCTGACAATGCGAACTTAGGGTATATCTTGTAATTGCCTAATCCGTATGTCCACCGTCCTACAGCTACGTTATTGAAGTCGCTATAATTAATCTGATCGTATGCCACATCCTTACGAGTGGTAGCAAGACGGCAGTGCTTATTCTCTAATGGTTCAAGTCCAGCAACTGGCAACATACCGATACGCTTACCACGTGAGAACCTCCACTTAACGAAGTAATCTCCGAACCAGTAGTAGTTCTTGATACAGGTCTTAGCGAACTCCTGTGCGGATGTTTCCATACCACGCTCTTGCCATGAGTTCATCCACTCATCCCACGCTGGTAGTGCGGTGTACTCACGTCGTAGCTTACCATTCTCTACTGTCTGTATATAAGCGCAAGGTCCGTTACCATACAGCATCTTAATCTCCTTGCTATACAAGCGAGGCAGCAGGCGGTTCTGCTTTATCTCCATCGTTACCTCTTCACACAGTGCGTTGTTCATACCACGCATACACACCTGGTATCCATTCACACTCATCCACTGGTGTTCATGTAGGCAAGTCTGCTGACCCTGTGGTACGAGTAGCCCTGGGCTCGTCGACAGTTTCCTTCCTTCTCCAATCTGAAAGGAGAAGGTGTTGCCGTCCATGACGTAGAGTCCAGCGTTGCCGTGCAGTTCAATACTATCTGTCATAACCAATTTATCTTATGTAGTTTATATCCGTCTTGTGGGAAGCCCATGTATCTGATGAGGATACGATAACACATCTTAGGGTTTCCCTCTTGATCCTCGAAGAGAAAGTAGTTCTCGGAGTCGACTTTGAAACGCTCCTCTGGTAGTTGAGTGCGGTACTTGCAATGTTCCTTGACTACCATCTGCTCGCCTGCCATACCCTGTGAGCGAGAGTAGGGGAAGAAGCAGATAGTGAAGTCACCTTGTGGTACTCTGCTTATTTCCCTTGCCCATTGCATTGCATCAATGCCGTTCAATTCAATCGCCTTCTCCATTACGTGCGAAATTACTGAAAATCGCTGTGGGAACAAAGGACGATTTTTATCCCTCCCCGTCATATTTCCCAACTTTTGGAACGTTGCACCTCTTTTCCTCAAATCAGCGGTGCGTGGTGATTTCCGTCGTTCGTTTAATTTTGTTTTTCGTTTTCAAAACGCAAGCAGCTGAAACACAACAAAGTACGTTTTTGACCTATGTAAATAGCCCCCGTTATTGTCGATTTTCAGACACTTTTTAAACAACGTTCGCTACAATATTAGCCGTTAAATAGTGAGATTTTCGGGCAAATCATCGGGATAACTGCTTAATTCTTTCTTGATTAGGTCGGAATAAAGACCATATAAAAGGTAAATCATTGCACTTGGAAGCTGCGTTGTTAGTCCTGGTCTTCGCTTGAGTTCCTCCTTCTTCTCTGATGCTTTATCGAGTTCTATTCTACCGTTTGTTTTCTTCAATGGACTGATAAGGATAGCACTGCAAAGGTTCGGGCATTCATTTTCATCAACACGCACCTTCGGAAGTGAAGGAATCTTCTCACCAAAGAGCAACTGACAAAGGCGGAACTGTTGCCAGTGGTAAATGGTTGGCGCGCCGTCGTTGTAAAGAAGAACTGAAAAACCGTAACTCTCTAAGGCTGCCTTCATCGTCAGCGAATCAGTAGTTATCTGCTCTAATTCCTCACGTGTCTTGTTACCAGCACGGTCGGGGTATAAATGAATAACCTTATTCACAGCATCCGTACCAAAGAATGAATACACCTGCTGCGCAAGGTTCTGCTGGTCGTCTGGAATGTATGCCCAAAACTCTTTAATGATATCGAAGCGACTACCATAGTCTTTTTTTTGTCCGACTATTAGCGATTGAAAATTACCAGGGTCGTAACCTATGTAGAGTGGTTCACGCTTATCGTAGTGACGAAGATAGCGAGCGGTGAGGGTGAAGTGGTCCTTGAGGTTCAGCTTCAGTATCTGGTCGTAAATGTAACTATCCTTGAACTGGTGTCGCTCGTGGTCGTAAGTGGTGAAGAACTTGTTAGTAACTTCCTTATGTCGAATAGCACAGATAGCCGTCAAGAACTCATCCATATCGAGCGTGTCGAGCTGTGTCTTGAAGAATTTAGGACCCAAGATATCCTTATTGCAGAATGATGAAGCACGGATATAGTAGATTGCGTTCCTTCGCATATCCGCCAAGCGTGGTTTCCATCGTGCAACAAAAGCGTTAAGACGTTCATTTTCCAGTCTTATCTTCTCCATTGTGACAGGATTCTTCGTATTGCGAAGTTCCTGCTGAAGCATAAACTGCTTATAAAGCGACTGGTTAATGGCAAGCGACACACTGGCTATCTCCTCAATGAGCTGTCGGTCCATCTTGTTTTCGTATTCTTCAAACCAATCATCTTCACCAAGGTCGACACGTGCGGTATCACTCACACCCGTCACACCTTCATAGTAAGCAGAGCGACGGATGTCAGCTGAGCCACCACGAAGGGAAGGGAAAAGGCGTGACTTTAGTTTCTCTCCGCTATTGTGCTTCATCTCCTCGACGAAAGCGTGGACGGCATTACGACCTGCGACACTTTCAGGCTGATCTGAAGATACTAACTGAAGGTGTGCACCATTGCGGAAGATGACCGAGTGCTTAGCGTAGGCAATAGGGTAGCGTGGTCGACGGAAGTGAGAGGGTAGTTTTGCTTCTCCCACCACATAGTCGATACCATACTCCAACATTGCTCGCTGCTTGCCATTCACGATGACAGGACGTGAGAACGAAGCCTGAATATTAGGCCAGACGTTTGTCATCAGTGCGACGTAAGTCTTATGCACAAGGAACGAAAGTTCACCAGGCATATCATTTGTTACACGGATAAGACGTGGAACGATAACACCCTCCGTCTTACCAGTCGCACGAGCCCACTCTGCATAGAGCATATTCGGGTCGATAATATTCGCTAACAGCTGAACACGATTCATATAGTAATGCTCGAAGTCAACTGTAGGCTGTTCGTTATTTATTATTTCATCAGTCATTTTGAATTTCCTCTACTATTTCAGCATCTTGAATGTCAGCATCACGCAGCAGTCGCTTCTTCTCCTTGTTCTCAACAGGAAGAGAATCGATAAGTTTAATATAAAAACCTTCGTTGTGCTTTGCAGCGATTTCTTTAAGATTCTTCTTTGAAAATCCAAGTTCTTCGGCAGTGAGCTCTGGAGAAATCAAGAAGAGAACTCCTAAGTCTCTATCTGCTTCTGCAATCTCAGAAGATCTACGACGACACTCAAGAGCAGCATCATAACACGACTTCATACCTTTATAGTCACGATTAAGTGCGCAGAGCTTTGCAAGGTCTTCGTATTTATTAGCGAAATTGCTCTCCCAAACCTTTATAGGGACATTGCAATCAACTTGGAAGTAGTTGATTGCTTGATAGATTCTCGACATACAAGTGCGCTCTTCTATCTTTATTCGCTGCTCAGCGTTAATACGAAGTTTCAATTTCTTAGCTGCTCTCGTAATATTACGCTCGTGTTCGAATATCTCAGCAGACCATTGCAGCTGCTGCAAGAACAACTTAACATCTTGAGGTATGCCTTCACAATCTCCATTCGTCAAGAATGCAGATATTAGGTCAGGGTGGATAGAGTCTAACTTCTCAATTTCGCTTTTCATATTCCAAAGAGTTTCATACGTAGATCTTTCTCTGCACGTTCATTCTTGCGTTCCTCGAGCAAAGTAATAGAGTCGTTATCACCTTTCTCAGCCTTCTTAGCAAGTTCAGCGTCAATATTGTATTCGCCAAGTGCAAGACCTTGCTGGTAAGCATCGTGATAGATATCACCAGGAATGGCGATACGATAAAGAAGTGCTGCTCGCTTGATTTTCTTTAACCCAAGCAGCTGACAGATACGTTCGGGAGCGTAATTTAACGCTCCGAACGTTCTGACTTGATTTACATATTCATCTGATAGAATTTCTTTTTCAGCTAATTCTGACATAGAATTATTTTTTTAGTATCGTCTTCTGATAAGACTATGCCATCTCTCTCTAACAGAATAGGCTGCTGAGGAAACATTGACATGAATCTTCGCACAGTAGCTGACACATATTTTGGATCTATTTCCATTCCATAACCAATGCGATCTGTTTGTTGACACGCCATAAGGGTTGAACCAGAACCTGAGAATACATCAACAACCACATCACCATTCTTCGTGCTGTTAGTAATAGGATACGCCATCAAAGCAATAGGTTTCATAGTCGGATGGATTCTGTTGGCTTTTGGTTTATCGAAATTCCAAATAGTAGTCTGCTTTCTATCGGAATTCCAAAAATGAGCAGCACCTGGTTTCCAACCATACAAGCAGGGCTCGTGTTGCCACTGATAATCTTGTCGACCCATTACAAGAGAATCCTTAACCCAAATGCAGCACTGTGCTATTTTGAATCCTGCTTCTCGAATAGCTCTACGGAAATTCTCACCTTCCGAGTCTGCGTGGAAGACGTAAAAAGAACCGCCAGCCTTGACAATGGAAAACATAACATTAAAAACAGACTGCAAGAAGCGAAGGAACAAGTCATTCTCCATCGAGTCGTTCTGTATAGTGAGTTTATCATCTCCCCCACCTTCGTAATTAACATTATAAGGAGGATCTGTGAGAATCAGATCTGCAACTCTTCCATTCATTAGTTCTACGACATCGCTTTTTGAACGACAATCTCCGCACATCAATCTATTATTTCCAAGCCTGAAAACATCGCCAGGGCGAGCAAACACTTCGCTATCCTCTTGTGGAAGAGTGTCGACAACATCTTCTTGAATATCAGTAGTGTCACTTTCTGAGGCAAATAGTTTCTCCGTACCGACAGAGAAGTTATTTTGTTTCACCTCATAACCAAGATTGAACTTAGCAAGGTCATCGCCACTGATGTTATACTTGGTGAATAGGAGGGTGTCAGGATTCTTCTGAGCGAACTCTGAATTATAAGCTGCAATTTCTTCGACAGCTTCCTTCTTATTAGAAGCTTGGATTTCCTCGTAGGGAATCTCTGGTATTTTGAATCCATAGGAGCGAAGTCCAAGAAGGGCTTTGCGTCTCTGGTGTGCATCTATAATCCAAAGCTTACCTTCAGAATCTTTCCACACTTTGAATGAATACTTGAAGCCTCGAGTGATGATAAGCATCTGAAGCTTCGAAAGTTTGTCTGCATCAGGCTTTTTGAAGTCTTCCTGAAGTTCGATAAAAGAGTCCAGCGGGGCAGTAGGCAAACCACCCAAATTAAAAACTTTTATGCTATTTTCCATTGTAACTATTTATTTTGTTGTTCAAGAACCATTCTGAACAGTCGCTCTTTTTCTTGATACCGTTCGAGGTTCCGCTTATCAGCCTCTCTTTTCTCTTTACGATCCTTGCGCTTTACGAATGACTTATAACGCTTGATGTTGTCGAGAACATTCTTGTGCTGGCGGAGGAACTCGGCTGGGTCAGTGCGGAGCAACTTGATGAGCTGGGCAATCTCGGAGCGTCCGAAGAGTATCGGGTGCTTGCAGAGGAACTTGCCCGTGTCATTGAAAGATTGCAGCTCGGCAAATGCTTGAAGATTGCGGATGCGCAGTTCTGCCATTTCTGCTACGGCTTGTGCGGTTGGCTTTGTCTCCAGCAATTCGTCGAGCTGCTTCATCTTTCGCCAAGTGTTGATGCGGTCGTTATAGATGACGGTTGCCATCTGCACGTCCGCATCAGTTAGGTTTTCCCAGTCTATTTTCGGGTACTCTTCTTCTTTTTTTTTGGAGCTGCTTTCGCTTTCTCCTTCTTAGAAGAAGTGTCCTTATCTTCTGATGGGAGAGGATTTCCCTCTGTTGAAGACGCTGTAGATTCGTTATCTTCAGATTCTTCTTCTGACGAATCTTCACCAGTCTCTTCTTCCGATGGGTTCTCGTCACCTTCGCCACCGTCAGCGTCTGGGCTTTCATCTCCATTGCTGTTGAGTGTTTCAGGATTCTCATTTCCATCTTCAGAAGAGTTGTTGGCGTTGTCATTATTGTCATTATCCTCGTCAGCTGCATTGACTGCAAACTCACGTCTGTTACGTACGATTTCGTCGTGATCACAGTGATCAAGAAGCAAGAAGAGTATCTCCTCGTGATTCTTCTCTGGTGAGAGGTCGAAGCGTGTGAAATCGGTAAGGTGAGGTGCTTTCTTGTGCAGAAGGGCAAGGTCGGCTTCCACAACAGTTGGGCTTACCAACTTATGGAAGTGCGTTAATTTCTCTTTTGCGCTGTACATATTATAAAAGTAAAATGGTGAATAAGTCCCCTCCCGTGATGGGGAGGGGTTCGAAGTTAGGCTTCAGTTCTTGAGACCTCGACAAGTGTTGTGGTGTCAAGAACTCGGAAGGTGATTGATGCACCTGTCTTCGCTGTCCAGGTTGCGCCCTCCTCGAGAACGAAGGTAGAACCGTCTGCAATGGTAGCAGGTTTATCGGTACCAGCACCAACAAGCGTGATGTATCTACCCTTGTCGCTCTTACTGAGTCCACTGACTGTAGCGATAGCAGCTGCTGCTGACGTTCCGTTTGGAATCGTGTATGTGTTACTGCCTGCTGTGATAGCTACATCTGTAGCATCCGCATTGATAGCAGTAGCAGCAGTAACCGCTGGGTTACCAGTGTAAATCAGTGGAAGGTCCACAGAACTACGCTTGAAGGTAAGAGTGGTGTAACGACCATCCTTATCGTCTTTAGTCTCAGTGTTAGAGAGGATGACTGGACGCTCGAGTTCACCAACGATATACCACTCCTTCTTCTTAATGTGCTTGTAAAGAGCGATAAACTTACCACCGCTGTACTCCTCAATGAAGTTATAAAGGTTTGCACGAGCTCCGCCCATTACCATTACAAGCTGATTTTCGCCTGTCGTAGTGATGTCGCCCTTCTCTGTGGTACCAGTGAAGGTTGGAATATCGTGTGCCTCGAAGTAATGCGGTATCTCATTCGGTTTCAAAGGAACAGGCGCAACCTCACGATTAGCATTAGGTTGTGGGAACTCCTTTGTGCGGTCGATTTGGTCGAGTGCAATGAGATAAACGATGTAAGAGATAGCACTACCGTGTGTATCTCTATCAGACACATCATCGACGTGACCGAGTAACGCCATAGAGGCAAAAGTAACACCAGAACCAGCAGCTGCACCGAGAGAGTGATCAATCAAAGCTGCTAAGAGCATGAGAACGCCAAAAATAGCAAATGTAACTATGAACATATTGCGTGACTGGCGATTTGCGTAGTTAAATCCTTTCATAGGATTATACGCGCGATAGCGTTTCTGAATATTGGGCTTTTTCATTTCTATTTCTATTAATGATAATTATTGATTTAAGAAAGGAACTGAAGAGGTAAGCCGTCCCGAGCTTTTAAATCCAAGGCTCTCCTCCCAGTTCCTTAGTCATTCATCTATCGTCCACCTGGTACGTTAGGTTGCAACTCCTTGTTGATGGTGCGTTTGCCACCAACGCAACGCTCCAATTCACGGAACTTGTTATCAGCACCGAGAATTACCATGATGTAGTCGCCTACAGCTGTGGCAGTGAAGGCATCAGTGATGCTATCGAACTTACCAGACTTGGTAATCTTTGGCAACTTAGTTTTATCACCGCACTCAATACAGTAAGCTACACCAGCCTTCGCATTCTCGATGTCGGTGATAGTTGTCAGTGTTGTTGTGTTGTCGGTGATTTGCCAGAAGCCATTGTTACCATCCACCTTATCGGTGATAGTAGCAGCAAAGAGGTTGATGAAAATCTGCTGCCACTCGTAGTTGTTCTTGTCCATCTCATCCTTAGTTGAGAAGCGACGACCTGTGAATGAAGCAGAAGTACCCTCTTTCCATACGCTCCAAGCACGAACCTGCTCCATGTTTTCCTGCATCTTCACAGAGAGCATCTCACCTGGTACATACTCAAGGAACTGAATATTACCTGGTTCGTGAAGCATCATGAAAGGTGTCTGGCCAAGATAAGGCAACCAAATGATGCGCATCGTAGTATCAGGAACCACGCTTAATGCACCCATAGGACCAGCGAAGTCTGTGTCCTTACCGTAGGTAGAACGAACGTTCTTAATCCACCATGCCTGATGGTTCTTGTTCAAGTAAATGAAGTGGTTGTCGAGGTCCATGTCCTCAGTGATTGAAGCACGAACGTCAGCAATGAACTCTTGAACTGCAGGGAGGAAGGTAGCCTGTGTGTAGGTGCGATATGTACTCTCATCGTGTGGCTTGATGTCATATTGATGAACATAACGCAACAAAGTATAGAGAACACCAGTAGCAGCATTGAGGTAGCTACCTGCAACACCCTTATCAGGCTTCACGTAGATACCACGCATACGGCGTTTATTCTGTTCAACCTGTGCAGCACGGAGGGTATTGAGCAATTGGTACTCAATCATAGACCACTTTATCGGATCAGAACCTTCCTTGTTGAGATACCCGATGTATTTACGCTCGATCTCTTTCATTGGACCCCATTCCATTTTAATCATGGCGTCGTCAACGTAACCATAGTGGTTCTCAATCTTCATGCCGCCCTTGAAGACCTCACCAGACTGGTAAGCCTGCGAAACCTCATCGAAGAAGGCGTTGAAAACAAGACCACGGTCCTGATAGCCGTAAGCGACTGGGAAGAACTGAGTAAGGTCACGTACCTGCAGAACACGAGCGATGAGAGCATCCTGACGAAGTACGACGAACTGATCTCCAAGGCCTGCGTTATCTACTCCATCGTAGTTCGTAGCGTAAGTACCCTTTGCAAGCGCAGCTGCATCAAGCATCTTGTTCTGCTGAAGGTACTGATAGCGATTCTTTAAAGAATTAGCATAATTGCGGACCTCCTTATAGAAGGCAGCACCATCTACTTGCTCGTCAACTTCAGGAAGAGCTGCTGCTGCTCGTGGGTTAGCTGCAATCTTATTCCAACGGTTCTTCATTGAGAAGAATGGATGCTCAACACCGAAGAGGTAATCAGCTGTGTTAGCGAAACCATTAACACTCAGAGGAATAGTATTCACGGTTTGCGCAGGCACATCAGGTGCAGGATTTGAACCCATAGCTTGAATGTCAGCACGCATTCCCTTGATACCATCGAGGATACCTTCAAGAGTAGCATTACTCTGAGGTGCAGAAGGCTCTGTACCGTTATTATCAGCTGCTGCTGAAGGTTCACCACCATTCAGAACAGCCTGAATAGTGTTCAGTGTCTTCTGAAACTCATCCGCCTGAGGAGCATTCTGCTGGGCAGCTTGCTCGGATGCGATATCATCAGTAAGCGTACTCTGGTACTTTTTTTGATACTCTGCAACGAGTGAGTTAAACTCATCCTTTGTCAGGCTTTTGTCTTCGAATTTCTGCTTGAAGCCAAGAAGCTCGATGACAGTCATTAATCGTTCTTTTAGATTCATAAATAACTAAAAATTAAAATAAACACATTATATATTATAAATGGCAGTCTTTAGTTGCTTTGCCTCAGTATATTCACGTCCCATCGTAGATGCTTCAGCGATTGCTTCTACCATCGTCTTACTACCATCCGTAAGACCGAGTTCCACAGCCTGAGGAGTATAGAAGGTCTCACCACGTAAGACTGGAGCATCATCAGGAAGGTCAGCAATTTTACTACGCTGTGAACGAACCTCGTCTAAGAACTGTACATTCATTGGGTCGAGGATGTCTTTCACAAATTGTTCATCCTTACCCTTGCGAAGATCATCGAACACTTTGTTCTTCAAGTCAGACTTAGTTGCTTTTGCTTCCACCTTCTTAATACCGAGCTTCGCAAAGTATTCTTCAAAATCGTAGAAGCTGCACATCGTACCGATACAACCTACATAGTCATTCTGTGTCATAGCGTAGATACGCTGACCGTGGCAGCCGATGTAATATCCAGCTGAGCAACACATCTGTTCATAGAATGTGAGGATAGGTTTCTCGCAACTGCGTAGTGTTTCGCTCAAGCGGTCGAGGTACCACGCTTCACCACCTGGTGAATTGATGTGGAGGAAGTGACAAGATATTTGCGAATTACCTTCAGCTGCAAGCAGGTCTGATTGCAACTGCTTACTTGAGAAGTAATAATACGAATCAGACATCACAGTACCGAACACACGGTGATAAGCAATACTATTATCAGGCAGTTGCTCATCACTGAATTCATCTGTAAGTGTAATAGGATCAGTGCTTTCTTGATTCGTTACCTTCTGAATATCCAAGAGAGCAAGATGTGACTCAAGTTGATACCAACTATGGGTGTTAAGGTAAGCAAGCATTTCATCTTTCGTCATACCGAACGATGATTTTATCTCAGGTTTATCAGATGCTTTACCACTGAGCGGAAAGGCCGTTAACATGGCCTGTCGAAATCCGTCAATGGTAATGAATAGAGGCTTTCCTGAGACAAGTAGAGACTGTAATTCTTTCATCAAAACTATTTTTGATGCGAATTTACTATATAATAAGGTGTAGACAAAAGACCTACAGAAGGGGGTCTGTGAGCATTTTACACTTGATTATGAGGTTTGCGGAGTTCAAATTTGAAGAAATCTGAACTCGTGCAGGAATATCTGATGTACCGATACGATGAGTTTTTCTATCAGATGTCTTAATCGTTACGATAGCACTCCTCTCTATCAAGAAGGTTCTGCGAGTTTCTTCGTCGGGTAAGTCTATTACTATGGTTTTATCGCAGTTCCAATAATTACCAGCTTCATTGTCAGTAAATTGGGGAATATACGTAAAGGTATCGGCAACGAAATCATACACCTTCTTCTGTCCATCTCTGACTTGATTTACGAGGGTAACTTGTACGGTGTTTAAAAATTCTAACATATTATATAACTTTTGAGTGACAAAAACGATAGTTGTGTATGTATTAAAAGATGTTAAGACTACACAACTTTTTGATACTTACGAACCTTCTTAGGTCTTAGGCGGTTTCGGAAGCGGTAGTAATTCTTCAAGAGAGCATCCGAAGATATAGACTTCAATTGATAGCTATGAATGAAGTCATAGATAACATCGAGATTCCTACGCTGACGTCCGAATTCTTCATTCTCTAACAGCACACGGTGAAGCTCGAAGTTGAACATCCGTCGTATCTGGGCTTCTATCTCCTTAGCAGCTGCTGGAGAGAGATAGTTATAATAAGCAGGATCTTTCCAAGGACTGGATATGACTCCAGCCCTGCGAGAAGGTAGGTGGATACGAAGGTTTCCATCAATGACGTCAGGTTGATTAATGCGCTGCTTGGACATGTTCTCCCACACACAGAAATATAAGTCTGTAGTGTTAGGAATCTTTACTCCACCTGTCGTAGCATCCTTCCTGTATTTTGCGCAGATATATTCTGCGAGATACTGTTCAATATGAATTGTGACAACTCGTTTCATAACCCATTTTTTTTGCTCCATATCTTTTTTTGGTTTTTAGCTTCCTACCGTCCTACATTCCTACAAATTTAGACTTAATTAACGCAAAGTTACAGATTATCAATAAGATAACAAAATTTTATCACTCAAAAGTTTTATTATTTCACCCTGTTTTGTCGTCCTACAATCCTACAAAAACACATATTTTGTAGGACGACGAATCCAAAATAGAGAAAAACACGAAAAATCCTATTTCCTACAACGTCCTACAATCCTACAAATAAATCATTAAATCCTATTTTCTATAATAATAATATAACTATTTGATTTATAAGTATATATGTATATTATAGGTTTGAAAAGAAAAACAATTTGTAGGATTGTAGGATTGTAGGACGATGTTTTTCTGAAAATTTATTTTCAAAAGTCATGTTTTCGAGGTTTCTTCTGAAAATTGGGGGTACGGGGGATTTTTTCGCCACCTTTGCAGTTTAAAATGTAAGAAAGAATGTGAGTTAGATAGATAGAAAACGAGCCGTGCCTATTCATCCGAACTGGCACGGCTCCAAGAGATAAGAATGATACCTTCATCAAAAAGGCTCTACACTTTCGTCTGACGGCTCAAAAGGCAAGTCTTGCGAAAGCGGTTTTTTCAGTGGTTCTTCAGTTGTATTCGTAGCCTTGGTCTCGACAGGCTTGCTGTCTTTGTTAGCGTCTTCAGAAAGGTCTCTCCTGAAGTCTATATTGTAAGATTCAACAAATTTGTCGTAATCTATAATGATTGCACTTGTAGAAGTGCTCTTCTGCTTGCGTAGCTTAACCATACTTCCATCACGAAGATCTGCATCGTCTACAGTTTCCTCCCATGTGAACCGTCTTGAAGAGACTGTACCTATATAAGAGGAGTGACTGCGCAGGTTCTGCTCTATAGTAGAGAGTGTACTGTTCTCATTGTTATATCCGCTTCTATCGAATATGCTGAACACTGCACTTAAGCGGAGGAACATGACATTCGTACCTGCTTCGAAGGTGAAGGTCTTAGAGTCTCCACGGGAGTCTTTGCCCGTAACCTTCTTGGGCTGCTCGATGAGAAACTCACGACCCTCAAGGATATGTCTCGTGTCAATCATGTTGTTCATTGCCGTAAAGAACATTGCTAACTTATCCGTGCTACGGATGAGTGACAACTGGAATTTCACCTTCTCTTGAACAATCTTGAAGAACTCATCGTAGGTGAACGGTAGATGAAGATTCGAATACCTCTCTATCAGTTTCACTGTTCCAAGGAAGAGGGAAGCGGTTTTCATCAAGCGGTCCATCTCTCCAGAGTTGATGATGTCTTGTTTCAGCTCGTTGTAAGCCTCTTGCTTAAGGCTTCTGAAATGGTCCATAAACATAGGACGAAGTTCCAGGATCTGAAGGAGTACGTTCGAAAGACCTATCTTATTAGGATCTTCAATAGTCTTTAGTTCCTCGAAGAGGCGCACTTCTTCTGGTGTGCGATTTCGCGGCTTTGGCACCTCGCAGACAATCACACGACTCATAAGAGCGTTGTCATCACGTTGCGGTGTCTCTTGACCGCAGATGATGACAGGGGCAAACACCTTATCGTTTTCAATCTCTCGTCCAGATGTACCTTTTCGTTTCTGCTTACCATCGCCGTCGTATACGATACCTTTCAGAGCTTGGAATTTAGTGTCGCTGATATCCTTGTTGTTGTATTCGTCAAGTACAACGGGGACATCTTTAAATGTACCCATAATGGTAGACATCGCAGCATCTGTACCAGTGTTAAGGTTGAAGATAGGTATATTAGGAGAAATGAACAGCGAGCGAATTGATATCGCTATCTGTGTCTTACCTGATGACATTGGACCCATGAAAAATGGAGCAGTAAAGAGTCTATCGATGCAGTGGATGTTGCTTCTGAAGGCACACATTATAGCAAAAACCAAAGCCCACTTACCATTGTCGTTAATCTTATATACCTGGTCCATTAACGACGCCCACTTTTCGAAGCTAACCTTTTTCTCGGCAGGCACCTCCTTGTATACGAGCTGACTTATAAGTTCGTACTTATCTGATTGCTTACCACTACCTGCATAGATAGTTGAAAAAGCAGGAAGGTAGTAATTGTTCTTATTATGTGTAACCACACCCAGCTCGTTTACAGGATCGAACACCCACTGTCCGTCGACATTATGAAAGATACCATTGGCAAAGGCAAAGAACTGTTCATCTGTCTTACGACTCATCCCTTCGCTCTGCTGATTTCCGTAAGTCTTGACCTCGGAGCACATTACGAAATGGCGACTCATATAAGTTTTGATAGCCTTCCATTGCCACTCTTCACCATTGAAGTTCACAGCTTCGTAATTTATTAAGACCTCCTCGATAGAAGACATCTTCAGCATAGCTTTAGAAGGTATCTCTATATATATAGGTGTTTCGTAATATCTACGATTAATCCGTAGAACGCGCTTGTTCTGTTCGAAATCATCAGAGAAGATGTGAAGTAATGGGGTCATGAAGAAGTCTGCAACTTGCGTCATGCCATTACCATTCTTGTTGCGGAACATGTAGCACACTGGCTCGTTCTTTTTGTTAAGTCGTGGATAATACCCACTCTCTTTCCACATTCTCTTGTATTCTTCGTTCTCTTGTACATAGTCTGGAGGTTCATTTACATCGAATTCTTCATCGCCGAGGTTGTCAGCTTGCATGCTGACCTTCATTGCAGACTTACGCTTAAGAACGAAAGGTTTTCTTATCTCGTCAAACTGACCCTTAGTTAGCTTGAGCAAAGAGCAGTAATGATTTCTGTTTATAGTTATAACGGTATCGTCAGCGTAAGATGTTAGTTCGATACAACGTGATACAAGAGGAACTCTATCTCCATTGAAGTTTTCAAAGAACTTACCGTGCAATGCTATGTAATAGTCAAGGAATGAACCTGTACTATCGCTGAAGGTCATCTCTATCCTAATACCTGCACGAAACATCTCTGTGAGAGTATGCAAGTAATTATTTTCATCTCCATCATCTGTAATGCAGCAACCTGTCTCTGAAGAAACAAAATAACAATAGACTCTTCGTAACTCTTGAATGTCGTTCATTGACGGCCTTCCAGATACATATACAATAGGTTCTTCTCCATACCCATCGAGGAAATCTTGCATTACAGAGGTGATGATTGCAGGACGGTCACTTTCAAGATTCTCTTTCAACGCATCGATACCGAAGATGCCAGTCTGTGTGTTTGTCTGCACAGCTGACTCTTTTAGTTTGTTACGAATATTTCGTACCTTATTATCAATTATACCGATTTTGCTTCTAAAGTCTTCTGTAATCGTCTTGATATATTCGAGGCGGAGAACGGGGTCTTGCACACACGCTACGAGGGTACAGATGGAATTCAAGCAGTCTGTTATAACAGTTTCGTCCTTGCAGCCTCGTGGGAGGAGCATGCGCTTGAATGCCTTTGGGAACGGTTCTGTTAAGTCCTTCAGTTTTTTACTTGTGAGGCTGCCATTTGCTTTTGCGAACTCGTCTGGGTCCATGCCTTTCTCGAGGCGGATGCAACGTACCTTTGCTCCAGCTTTCAAAAGCAGTTCACAGTTTTTTAACGAAGCCTTGATACCTGCAGGGTCTGCGTCGTAGATCATGATGATATCATCTGTGAAGCGTAGCAGTAGCTTCACTTGATCATCAGTGAAGGCCGTACCGCTTCCACCTACAACATTCTCGACACCTACCTTATGCAGAGACATTACGTCAAACTGACCTTCGACAAGATAGGCGAAGCCTGTCTTTCCTATACTCTTGCGTGCCTGGTATAATCCGAAGATGTGCTTACCTTTCGTGAATAGAGGCGTTTCGCCAGTGTTTACATACTTACCAGTCTTATCGTTTGGAGTCACGATTCGACCTGAGAATCCTATGATATGACCTTGCATGTCGTAGAAAGGAAACATTAAGCGGTCACGGAACCTGTCGTATAAGCGACCTTCGTTATTCCCAAGGACATCAACCTCTTGTAATAGTTCTTGTGAGTAACCTCCATTTGACAGCTCAGCAAGAGCAAGGTTACCCATAGGGGCATAACCGACACCGAAGTCGGTCAATGCTTTGTCTGAAAGGCTATATCCACGTGATGCGAGGAAGCTCTCCGCTTGCCCGAGGTTTTTTTGAAAGAACTTAGCAGCAGCGTCAATAGCAATGCGCTGTGCCTCCATTCTCTTATAAGCTGCTTCTTCCTCTGGAGATAGTTCCTTGGTAGGGAACTCGATGCCTGCTTGATTCGCACACCATCGGAGTGCTTCCATGAAGCTAATGTTCAGATGATTCTGAACAAAGGAGATGACATCTCCACTCGCTCCACATACGAAGCAGTGATAAGTCTGCCTTGATGGGCTGACCACCATTGATGGAGAGTGATCGTCATGAAAGGGGCATACGCCCTTATAATTCGCACCTGTCTTGTGCAAGTGGGTAAAGGTTTCTATTACATTTACAATGTTCAGAGATGATTTTACCTTTTCAATGAAATTCTTATCTATCATATTTCTTATCCCTTATTTTCTTCGAATAGATTTAATTGACGCGAGTCGAACGCCTCCTGGATGGTGACGCCTAAATAATCTGCCACTGCAGCATATTCCTTGCCAGTTATAGGCTTTCGTCCATAGTATAAGTCCCACCAACGGCGCTGATTAATTCCTGTCTCTGTATAAAAGGCCCTTGTGGGGGTAAAGTCTTCAGGGTGGCGGAATTTTATCTTCAACATCTCCATAAGGATATTGCGTTTGACTTGTAATCCAACCGTAAGGCGGTTTCTCAAAACAAAGAGGCGAACTGACATAGCACTTCTGTTTAATGCTCTTCCCATCTGTTCAAATGACAGTTTACCAAGATTGTTCTTGACAAAGGTAGCATCTTCTTCTGTCCACCGTTTATTAGCAGCTTTCATAATTTTACGACTTTTAGTTTGAATATTTCTTCGAAAGATTAATTTATTAATTTAATCTTATACCTATCATAAAAAAGCTCAACAGCCCAATTGGGTATGTCTGATTTGAATATCACAGAATTATCACTTTTATGATCTTCCATGTAATTTTCAAGTTTAGCCACATATTTTTTTATTAACTCGCAAAAATCAGCATCGGGAATTTCTCCCCCTTGCAGTCTGAATTTTTCTTTTATATATTGTAAATCCGAAAGGAAAGACTTGTTATAAACAAGAGATTCGTTATTACCATGTACGTATACAACTGCAAGAATTCTCGCACATGTATCCATACTTATTGCTGGGATATTCGCCGACATGCACGTTTTATTCCATAAGTCTCTTAACGTTTCCATTTTTTCACCTTTAATTGTCCGTGTTTCCTATACAATGCGTTGTACTCACTATCAAACCGCATAATCATTGTATTATCTGTGGGATGGATATGTCCAAATTGATTTTGAACATATACTTTAAGGGCTTCGTATAATAGTCGAAGTTCTCGTTCTGACAGATCTTGGATAGAGAAGTTGCCCCAGTTATCTTTATCTATAAACATAATTTTCTTAGATTTTATAGTATTCCAGACTGATTACTTTTTGCATTCTTATCATAGTCGGTCAAATTTAAGGTCATAAAAACTATTCCTCTCCAGAAATTTACCTAATACTCCTACTAATTCACCATTATCTTTACTTTCTCTTTTTTCAAAAGTAGTAGAGAAAGCTTTTCCATTCTCATTCCAAATAATACCTTCGTTCTCAAGGTGACCAGTTACTTGACGAACATTAGAATGACGTAACTTCATCTCGTCGATAACTATACCTAAGTTTAATGCGTCAATTGCTTTTTCAAAGTCTTTTGTTCTCATAAGATTGTTTTATTTGTTTTACATTCTTTTTCTACCGAATACTGAACATACTTCTTAAGTAAGTTACAGTAGACTCCATTTATGCACATGCGATGAGACTCGCAATATAGACACTCTTTATGCATCGGGCCAAAGATCTCGTTCGGGCATATTAAGATAGTCTGAGATTATCTTCCTCTTCAATGGATCTGGATTAAAGTCGCCTCTCATCCACCTGTACACTGTACTTTCACTAACCCTGCATAGTTTTGTTAATTCTGAAATCATTTCATTCCGCTGATTAGGAAGAGATGTCATGTAGTCTTTAAATTTCATTCTATTATTTTTTAATTAATTTCATTGCATCCTCAATATATTTTTTCTATTTTCGTGACGCATAAATATTTTTGTAACGCAAAGTTCTAACAATTATTTGAAATAAACAAATAAATGAGAGGTTATTTCTCTCATTTCTTAAAAATAACAAAATGGAAGAAGAAACTATTACTACTCGTATCGTTCAGTTAATGAACAAAGAAGGGCACTCTGTCAACACGTTTGCACGGAAGTTAAATATTCCTTGGACTTCTGCTAACAATATTGTGTCAGGTCGAAATTTGCCTAACTATGAAACGATAGTTAAAATTTTAACCAGTTTTGAGAATATTGATGCTAACTGGTTGATAATGGGGCTGAAGAAAGAAGATGGGACAGATGCAGATAAGCTGTATTCTGTTATTTCTATGCAGCAAAAAACCATAGAAAACCAGCAGAGAACGATTGATCGTCTTACTGCTAAGCTCGTTGAGAATGAGCCAGAAGATCCTGCTAAAAAAGTAGTCAATATTGTCTAATTAGGATGTATTCAATAATAACAATTGAGTGATTTTACGGTATATATAGACAAATAAATGGGTTAAGATCTCTCTCAAATATTTGATTTACAAGGAAGTGCAAAAATCGTCTTGTCGGCGAAAACTCGGTGAAATTTAACCAAAAATATAGAAAAGCCCTATTGGATATCAGTTAGTTAGAAAAATGAAATGAGCATCTGAAATCTGGTCATCCCGACGAAGAAATAAGAAGCTAAATAGAGAGTTTTGCTCTTTGTTTAGCTTCTTTCTTTTGTGTTTAGTTTCAGGTTGTACACACTTGTATTATCTAATAGTGTGTTCTTTTTATTTTCTTAGTAGCTGTTTTGGAAGCCTTCATGCCAATTTCTCTATAGGAAGTGATGTCCTCATTGATTGGAGGAATAGGTTATTTCAGATATAGAGGAGCGTGTCAGGAACGATACTTTGGGTATGAATGCAATATTCGTGTTTAAGGTTGATAGTTATTAGAACTTTCTTTACAAATAAAATTGACGAAGAATAGCTGCTTTGAAGAGTTTGGATAAAAATCGGCTTTGTAACCATCAGATACTTGAGTTCGGGATAAGTTTAGTATGAAAAAAGTTCCAACTGCC